CACTCTGGACTTCCTGCCAAGGTTGATCGGGGTTGTACCATCCACGACCAAAGCGGAAAGCCTTCATGGAGGGGAGGGTGTTCAAAGGCCAAGTTTCAGTCTCAAGACGACCATAGTAAATACTGTTTATGGCCATCTTTTTGATAAAAAATGGATTGTAATAGGTGCGGGCTTCCCTAAATAGGGTATCCACATCTTGACAGCTAGAGAATGTTACTCCGTTTTGTGCCATATAGATAGGGTGTTAATTGTTTTTGTGTTAGATTTGTTTAACCACAAAAAAGGATCGCTCCCAATTGTGGTGGGTTGATGCGATCCGGCCTATCGCTGATTGCGGCGTACCAGATATTGATTTACTTCCAGACTTGGAACCCCGCTTTTAGTTTTGAATCGGAGCTACCCGATTTAGTTCTTTGTCTTTGGATAAATCAACATTGGCGACAATCGTGCCGTTATGTCAAAGCAACCTTTACTAAAAACAAATTCTATTGTCAACAGAATTTTTTATTAAATATTTTATAGCTCTCGTAAGCGTTTCTGTTGAATCTTTAAACTTGCCAAGTCCATTGTTGCAATTCATGCACAACAACCCCCGCACCTTTCCTGTTTTATGATCGTGATCTACTGCAAGTTTTCTTCCCGTTTTGCATTCATCATTGCAAATGGCGCACTTGTGATTCTGTAAGTAAAAAAGCTGATTGTATTGTTCAAGGGTTATATTGAACTTGATACGCAATTGAGCATTTTTTGTAGAATCTGGATTGTTTTTAGCAGAACGAAGTTTATTTTCATTGTGCCTCTTTCTGTTTGCACGATTCCATTTCTTGGCATTTGCACAATTCTTTTCTGGGTTTTCTTTAGCCCATTTTAAATTTCGCTCTTGGTTAAACTTAAACTTTTCTGGTGTTACCCAATATTCAGCACCACGATTGTAACACCAAAATATCTTTCCATCTTCTCTTGTGACGCCTCTTTTAATCATGCCCAATACATACTACAAATCGTATAGTATGTAAAGGGCAAAATAAGACTACCGATTTTGAAACTTCCGAAACAAAGCGGCAGGAGTTTTCTCTTCAGCTTCAGTTGCTTTTCCAGCAGAGGATGAGCCAATAGTTCCGTCTCCAGTAGAAGATCCACGCATCTTGCGGATAGTTTCGTTAAGTTCTGAAACTTGTTTTTCAAGAGCAAATGTATAAGCCTTTTGCTTCTTAAACTTTGCACCCTGCTGAAGAACACGGGTGATTTGCTCTGGAGCAAAGTTGCTGTTCTCACGCAAAGCGGCTTCAGCAATTAGCTCATCTTCAGTTGTATCATCATCAATATTCTGTGATGAAATAATCTTGGCAACATCCTCTGGATATTTAATGGAATCCTCCAATTGTTGCTTGGCTGAAATGTATGCATCCTGCCAGCGTTTGCCAATTTGAGCCTTGCTCATAGAAGAACGACGAGCCTTCTCCTCATCTGTCCTTGCTTTGGTTATCTCCCAATTTTGGAGAGCTTCATTACGAGATTCGATTTTAGCAAGAATGTCGTAAGACGTACTTTGGAATTTAGCCTGTTCCATAGGCGAAAGATTCTCGTAGATGGAATTAAGAGTCTGTTTGGAAATTTCACGCTGGCGTGATTTTTCGTTTGGATCTTGGCTACGGAGAGATGTTTCGTAAGCGGCAACAGCTTTCTCAAATTCAGTAAGGCTTGTAGGATCATCACCAATAATCATTTTTACTTGGTTGTATCCATTCATAATAGGAGCATCGTATGTCTCCTTAAATACAGGATCAGCAGGAAGATTGAGGAAAGCATTTGCCTTGCGAAGTTCCTCTAGATCATTTGTCAAAACTTGTTCGCGTTCCTGCTTTTCATTAACGGCCTGTTCAAGCTCCTTGCGAAGCTGTTCTAGCTCCTTCTTTGTTCCTCCATCATCAATCTTGGAACGAAGTTCTTCAATTTCCTTTTCGTATTCTGGAATTTTTTCAACACGGGTTTTAAGTTCAGCGGCTTCTTTGGCAAGCTGTTCATTGGTTTGTTTTAGTGACTTGATGAAACCCGGCTTCTTTTCATCATCGACAAGAGATGCCTTTACATCTGGTTCTTGCCTTGAGTCCTCTTGTTGCTTAATTGATTCCTTCTGTTCTGCAATCTTGCTCTGTTGATCTTGGGAATCCTGTGCAGTTTTTGCACCAAACTTACGGAACAAATCCTCTGGAGTGCCTTTTGGAGCCTCTTTAATATCTGCCTTAAAGAAGGCATCGGCTTGCTTTACAGCGGCATCTCTTGCGGCTTTATCAGTAGCGGCATCTGGAATAATCCTATTGGGAGTTTGTGCTACGGGTTCGGCAACGGCAGTATCAGACATATTATTTTTTGGTTATGGTGTGGTTACTTGCGAAGGGAAACTTCTTCTTCAGTTAAAGTGTCATCTAAATCGGGGTCAATATCTAAATCATGTGACCCTACTTTGCTTTGGATAAGTTTAGGCTTGTCAACAGCATAAAAGGTATTGTCTTCCGCATCGGACGCATACTCTTGCAAAGCCCTAAATACGGCAACTACGCTGGCATGATCACTCTTGACCAGATCCTCGTAGATTGCTGTTTTAAGTTCGCTGTAGCGTTTGTCGTTAATGATTGCGGCGGCAAGGTTTACTACGTTTATATCAGCCATTTTCTTGTCCTATTTGCGGGTTGCTTTGGGTTACTGCCTCTTGACCTTGGATAGCTTGTTGTTGAGCCATCATATCTTGGGCATTCATTTGTTCGTTATGACCAAATTCTTGTTCATGCTGATCCTGCATAATTGCGGTATCATGTGCCGCTTTTGCGCGACGAATCTGAATCTCGTTTGCGGCTCTTGCTCTTTTGGTAGCAAGATCAGTTGCTACCCTTTCCATTGCATTGGAGTTATGCAGTTGGGCTTTTTGAGCCATTGCCGCTAATCTGATGTCTTCCTTCTTTTGTAGGAAGTTTGCTTGGATAGATTCTTTAGCAATCAATGCCTGTAGCTTGATGTCATCTGGGCTTTGGGCTTGACCTTGACCCTGTTGTTGCTGACGAGCCTTTTCAAGCTGTGCAAGTTGGCTACCAAGTTCATCGGTTCCACGCTGGAGCTGTTGCATCTGCATACCAAATTCTTTTGCCACTTCTTTCTTGGTTGGATCTTTCTGAATAAATCCAAGGTGGGCAACCATATGCGGCCCTTTGAATCGCATGAGACAGGCGTAGATGTCGCGGATAAGTTCAATAGCCTCATCGGGTAGTGCTTGAGCTTCCTGCCCACGAGAGGGGGCTTGCGGATTAACTCCACCCGATTGGAGGGCTTGTTGTGCCTCTTGCATAGAAACCATTGCATCTTGGATATGTCCTTTGAAATGCTCGACATGGTTCTGATCGGGGTAAACTCGGAAGTTTGCAGGATTGCCCTTGGGGTCAGTCATACCAATGTTTTCCATTGAAATGATTCCCTGTTCATCTGGAATATCAACCTTGGTTTGTTTGACGTATCGGTTGACATTCTGGCGACCATTAAGAGCCGCAATAGCATCAGCGATAGCATTGGCTTGCCCCTCATTCATTGGAGTCATGCCCGTGAGTGATACGGTTTGCTGTGCCGCCATCAGTTTGTAAGATGGACTTCCAGAACCAGAAAGCATATTGCTCTCCAAGTTTTCAATGTTTTCCCATTTCCAAGCCTCTTTTGGAACTCCATTTTCTTCCATGAAATCCACAAACTTTTGTTTGAGCCTGTATCCATTTCCACCCTTGGTTGTATTGCTCATCCTCTTGTAGAGCATACGAAGCCATCGGGTTTGATTGTCATTAAAGCGTCGAATTTGGGTTCCTTGGAGCTTTGCAGATTCAGCGGCATCAAGTTCAGCCTCTCCCTTTGTCCTTTGTTTGCCACCTTTAGTCGATTGGCTAATGTTGTATGCACCAATTCCTCGGTACATATCGGCTTGATAGAATTGGATTCCAGCTAGGACTTCTTGGAAAGGAATATTGACTGATACCTGTTGAGGTTCAACATCTTGTGGAAGAACCATCCAAGGCATCCACTCCATTTGCTTTAGTTTTTTAGTAGCTTCAGCAGATCCACCCTTGAACATGAGGCGTGTATTCCAATCAACAGAATCCATGAAACGATTCATGTGGATGTCATAAGCACGACATTGGATAAAGATAGATTCAGCAAGACCTTGGATTTCGTGCCAAATACCAGATCCCGTGGAATCGCACATTGGGGCAATGATGTCATCCCATCCATCTCCACCCTTTTCAACCCAATCTTTGCGATAATAAAGGAATCCTGTCTGGTCGCGGTATTCCTCCTCGCTCAGATCCTTGCGTCCGTTTTCTTTGTAACCAAGGACAAGACCTCCATAATTTTGGAGTAGGAGCATCTTGGAAATGCTTCCGTTAAACTCCATGATATAAAGCTCATACAATTCAATGCGTAGAGTATAAAGACGTGAAAGGTTTAAGTTGCCACTAGCAACATCACGCAACCATTCCGTATTGGTATAAGTATTGCGGTAGTTGGTAGTGAACATTCGCAAGGCATCAACGCAAGCCCAGAAGTTCCAACCCATTTCGGTAGCATACGCTCTTGCCTTTTCTGGATCTTCTTCACCGCCAGTAATCTTCAACCAAAACTCAAGCGGAGTATAAGAACGTTTAATGCAAAGCTCTCCAAGATTGGTAAGATCGGCAAAGGTCTTGTCTGGTATAAGAACATTGGAATTATGGAAGCTCTTGGTAGGCCATCCGTCACGATCCTCGGCAATTTCAAATCCCTTTCCATACAGGGTCATCTCCTCAACATCTAGTTCAACATTGTAGTTGTAGCTGTTCCACGCACGAAGCATTCGATCAAATCCAACACCAATAAGATCACTCCATTCCTTTTTCTCGGTAGGATTTCCTAACTTTGTGGTAATGGTTGCGGCAGTATTACGCTCCATCACCATGTCAACAAAGCTGGACTTCTGATTGTCCACAATAAACTTCATTTGACGGAATGGAACATTACTCATTCCCGAAAGTTGGCGGGACGCAACTTGGCTATAATCAGTAGGGGGGAAACCTTTATAGCACTTATAGATGCGTCCCCATTTGCGCTCACGACCAGCGTTATCTAAACGCAAATTCCAACAAATTGTAAAAGCATCATTGGCAGTCTGGACACGGCTAGTAGGGGCAACGCCATTAGAATTAATGGTATTGAATCCCCAAGAGGAGACTCCTTCACGATTAACAATCTTTTTTGTTTTTGCCATTATCCAAGAGTTTTATTCATTGCCTCACGGCGTTTTTGACAGGAAGGGCAATTCTTTGCCCTCTTCTCCAATTGAGCATTAATGCCAAATGTAGAAGCTACCTTATCACCAAGATGTGCAAATTTGTGGATTACATTGGCAACGGCATCACCAGCTTCTTGCCAGCAATATTGCCCCGGAATCCTTTGACAAATTTGTTGCTCAATAAGGTATTCTAAATTTTCGGGAATGGCGACATTTTTATTTGCCATGTCAGATTTCACTTTTTGGAGAAATTGTTTTCCAAATGTGAGATCCATTCCATTAACACGATAAGTATTACCTTGATCGTCGCTATATTGATACCAAAGTCCAGTTGGGATAGGGCCGTTGCGATCTTTTAATCTCATGGTTGAACCTCTTTCTTGCCTTTCTTATATAAACTTGTCAATATTTTTATACATGGAATACAACGGATTGAGTCTGCAACCACCACAGGACACAACATATGGGCTTTCTTTTTTGGAAAGTGTTCCACAATTTATTCGTGAATTAACGGCATATCGTTTGACCCGTGGAGAGTTTGGTAGGAGAGAAAGAATCAAAAGGAAAATCAAATTAGAGGATTGTGACTTAAAAAATCCTGCACAACACATGGTTAATTGTTTCCAATTGATTTATGGCAATGATGTTTTACTCCATTCCCAAGGAATACCAAACAATTATGCCCTAGACATAATAGACTTGTTCTGCAACGAGAACGATTGGGGTATTGCAGGGTGCGCTAGTAGTGGAAAAACCTTTTCGGTTGCGGCTTGTATCGTGATTGATTGGCTGTGCGCCCCAGATTGTACTTCAACTTACGTTGCTTCTACCTCTTTGGATGCTTCTGAAGACCGATTGTGGGGTAAGGTATGTACCCTTTATCGTATCGCAATGCGTAATTTACAGGCTAAATACGGCAAAGATACTTCTATTGGAAACCTTGTAGAGTACCGCAGGATGATTGTTTTTGAGTCAATTGATACCCGTGATGCTGAAAGAGACTACACAAATGCTATAAAAGCCTTGGC